GGAGGTCACGGACTGGAAACTAACCCTCTATCCTAACGAGGAGGAGGACGAGATAACCAGACTACGTAGGGATGAGATGGAAGTCAACCTCGCTCAGAGGATGGCGATGCTCGGATACCAACCGGAACTCATGGAGGAGGGAGACCGTGATATCCGCTTCACCTACAGGAAGTTACCACCAGTAGGCGCTGAGGGTGGAGCACAACCAGCGATGCCACCGGCTCGCGGTCAAATGCCACCACAAGCGATGGGAGTGCCACCAGCCGCTGCTGCACAACAGATGCAAGCCATGGGTGCCCATGTGGGACTGGGACAGCCCGGTGGTGAAGGTGCTGGAATAAGAACGCCACAAGGCCCAGCGAGCCCGCAAGCCCGCACTAGTCCGGGCATAGGCTCCCCAGTAACGAGCGTTCAGCAGAACGGACCACAACCGACAATCGCCCAGCAGAATACCAAGAAGGTGCTGGACTCACGGAATATAAGAGGCGCTTAGTTCAAATAGCAAGGGTCATCTGGGCGTAGCAGGTGAGTATCATGGACTTAACCAAAATGGACCCTATGGCACGCAAATTAGACGTTCACACCACGGCCTTCCAGAAGGCTATCGAGGACGGCAACCCGGATGAAGCAAGAATGCAACTAAGTGAGATTGTGAAGTACGCTGAGTACCTTAACACTGATTTGGATGAGGTCTTCCAGAAGCAGGAGAAGGCCGAGGAAGTCGGTCTCAATCAATTCGTGAATGGCGTCCCAGTCTTCAAGGCTAACAAATCCGGGCAGAACTTCGATGTCTCGCAGCGCGATGACGTGCTACCCGGCTTCATACCAGCCGCTCGCTCACACGGCCAGATTAGAACAAGCAGGGGAACATACGGTCGCTACGTCGAGTGAGGCGATTGAATGAGCGAAGAAGAATCTACAAATCAGACCGAGCAACTGATGAACGCTCTCATCAGCAAGATGGAGAGTATGGATGCTAAACTGTCCGTGCTGGAGAACCAGATGAACTCACCTAATGCTCTGCTTAGGAAAGCAGGGTACGTTGCTTACAACACTCCGCTTTCTGATGGTGTACAAACTGATGCCTTCAGGAACGATATGCCTGATGATTCTGCCATAATCAAAGGCACTGCATCGGATGGCACTGACATGAGCAACCTACAGATTCACGAAATGAGTTGGGAGGAGATTCACGAAATGGCCGCTCAGCACAAGGAAGTAGATTACCAAGAGGTGTACTAGATGAAGCCCAGATACAATGAGATGACGAAAGACGCTAGGAATATGCTAGAGAAAGCAGAGAAACTACTGGAGAAAGCAGAGAAACTCCAGATGGTCGAGCACAAGGGGAAGAAGGTACCTCACTTCGCAGCAGACGGCAAGGGAGACAATGACCACAAGGGCAAGAAAGTGGAGAAGGCCAGTTTCGGCATGGAACCACACAACATAGCATTCGACATAGAGACCGGCGGACAGACACGCAACATGTTCTACTACACCAACCAATCGACTCTAGATTCCACGGACGTTGCCAACAAGGGAGCAACTACCTCCTCAGTCAATATGGAAGGACTGGCTAACAGGATGAACGCGCACCAGACCGGAACTCAGGACAGGGAAGTTTCTACTGACAACACCCAGCCGGACAGAGACTAGGTGGTAGCGTGTGTATGAAGACGCAATAGATGTCTACAACAGACATAAACTGAATTTGCTGAAATCCATCTACGAATCGGATGACTCCTCTGAGGAGATAGAGGAGTACCTACTCTCCCTCGTTAATCTTGAGAATCAGGGTCTGACTTTGAAGTCGGACATCGTAGACAGAGTATGCATGTTCACCAGTGAGGTTTTCCTGAAGTCCAAACGGAAGAGACGGCAAGAAGCCTCTGAATCCTTCTTCGCCATACCTGAGGGGGAGAGGACCAAGGTTGAGATGAAGCGAGAGGGCATGAACAGAATAGCAAGCATGTCTGCCAAAAGGCGAAAACTAGGAAGAAAGCAAGCCCATGAGTTGACTCGTTCCAACATGGCGGATGCCTCTAACCATCGTTACCTCGGCAGGCTTGAGGGAGAGGGGCTGATGGGGATGATGCATGGTGCATGGCCCTCAGCCAGACCAGACCAGAAAGAGGACTATTCGGTTCACCACCCCTTCCATGAGGACCTCTATCCGTTGTTGAGGAAGGACCCAGTCACAGGCGTACCTAGGTTCGCTAGCATGCTGGTTGACTACATCAAGAGCGGTCAGGCCAAGACTGACGATGAACTGGATAGGAAGCATGAGAGGCACTTCAGCAGCAACGGTGCGGTGAGGGGAATTGACTCTCCGCTTGGCGGCAAGACCATGCCCTTCATCGGACCTTTGACTATAGGCATACCAGAGGGAGTTAGCGTAGATGGCGAGGAGCCCACTAATGGCATAGACAACCACGCGCTTTACGAGCGGTCCTTCAAGAGGTGGAAGAAGGAGAATCCCGACAAGGTCAAGGACTTAGACGAGGACGAGCAGAGGGAAGCACACTTTGACGATTCCATCCGTAGTTGGACTGGTTCTGATATCATGGACAAGGAGGTGGACCCCAGCGAGGGTATGTCAGACGAGGATTTCAGGGAGATAATGTCCGAGGAGGGTGTCCAAATGACCGCTGACGGGCGCATACCCGAAGCCTTGAGGAAGTACAAGGAGAATCACGCACGCGGCATAGGCTGGTTGTCTTACATGTTAGGCCTTGAGTGGCTTGAGCCTGATGAGAGGACCGAGGTTCTAGACCACTTCTTTACTCATGGCAGTGATGACCCTGAGAAGCAGACCATAACCCTGAGTGACAAGACGGTCATTCCCGTAGGCCGCATCAAGAGGAACATCCGTGCACGTTCGACTCCTGAGTTGAACTACTTCATGCGTGCGCATGACGAGACCAGTCCGAACGTACCCGCCAATCTAGAAGGCGAATCGGACACTAGGCGTCCTCCAGCGGAGTCTGGTGCAATCGGCAACGCCCTGTCTTCCTACGTGGACCCTAAAAGTGGGTTGTCCGCAGAGGAGATGATTCTGAAAGAGATAAACAAATACATCGCTGAGAATACCAAGAAGCATGGATTGCATGCCAACACCAGACTGACATCCCTTTTCGGCTTTGATGAGAAGCAGAGGAAGTTATTGAGAAGCATGATGGACGAGGGCTCCGAGTTCGGTGAGCCCAATGACGATTTTGAGTTCGGTGAGCCTAAGGGAAATCCACATGTGGAGACTCTCAAGGAGCACGCTCTCATCTCCCCCTCCCACAAGTTGACCAAGAGAGACGCCTTGAGACTCATGGGTTACAATACGGACCTCTCTCCCATGGAGAATCACGACTTGTTCGACACCATCGTCAAGGATGTCGATGACATCGGTTTCAAGAAAGCAAAACCCCTGTTGGATAGGAAGCACCTAGAACCCCTGATGAAGATGTTCGACCTGTACATGGGTGCAGCAAAGAACGAGAAGGAATACAGAAACGCGGAATCGGACTTCGTCATCGGCCACAATGGTTTCGACTTGAGCAGTGTGGAAAAGGACAGAGCAGGTCTGATGACCAGCGAGAACGGTCTGCTTAGGGGAAGAGCGGACTTCTGGAACAAGCCGTTTGAGATTGGTGGTATGCCCATATCCGATACCCAGTACCGGGATTTCCTACATGCCCTCACTCACATGGGTGACGGTGGCATGGAAGACGTCACCTCCCTGATTGGTGACTTCATGGATGTGGAGCACGACTTGAGCGGAGTCATGCTCAATGACGTCTTCTCCGCCAACAAAGGAGTGACTGGTCTGTTCGGCCATCTACTCAAGGACATACTAGGACCAGACCAGACCTCCTCCCACACACCAGAGCAGATACTATCGCCGTTCGACCAGTCTGACCACAATCAAGGAGACCACGCGATAGACCAGTTCGGAAAACCAAAATGGCCTAGAAACAGAAAACAACCACTACACACTGGTTACTCCAAGTCTGTACCCCTCTCGTCGGCTCTCACTAAGGTACATCCCAGAGACCACAAGGACAACTTCGTCTTTGAGCGGAGATTCGCAAACCGAAGCATAGACGGTGGTAGAAACTACACTTCCAACTGGGCTACGGTCACTGGAACAGGTTCCAAGAGCGGCGAGTTCTCAGACTCCCTCGCGGAGAGAAATGCTAGGAAGATGGTCAGGGCAATCATATCCCGTGGTTCGCATGTCGAGCCGGGTGTGAATGACATCACAGGTACGCCTCGTCTTGGTGCATCATCTAGACTGCTACCTTGGAACGACATAGTGAACGGCAAGTACGAGGACATACTACCCGGAATGGAGCACAACGAGATAATCCAATTACTCTCTCCCTCGATGGCTCTGAGACAATTCAACGAGGAGACCTACGACTTGCAGGAGACCCTCAACGACATGATTGCTGATTTAGAGCAAGAGGACGGCGTCACTAGGGAAGCATACCAGAGAGGACAGATAAGCACAAAACCAGATGAGAGGATGATAGCAGACCTGAAGGAGCAGATATCCTACTTGAAAGAGGTCTTGAATAACAAACTGATGGATACCGTGAGTGGTGCATCCACTGGTAGGGACCAGTCCGATAACGATTACAACAAGACCATGCTAAGTGAGATACTAGCAAAGGAGCAGATAGTGAAAGATGTGATAATGCCTGCAATGCTCACTGTCGACCCATCAGCATTCGACCCTGAGAACCCCACCCAGACCGTAGCCAACATCAGACAGGCCTTTCACGATGCCGAGCAGTACCTACTCACGGCGCCCCAAAGCCGACACAATCTCTCCACGCTCTCACCGGGCATTACCACCAAGAAGCAGAAGTCCGCCCAGATGATAGCGGATAAGCCGGTTCACATGCCCATAGCGCAGACCATGCGCGACAAGGGTCTGACCCTGACCTCCGACATGACAGAGAAGGACATTCTAGAGGAGTTGGGTCTTCCCGTGGACAAGCAGCATCAGGAGTACATCCGAAGGGTGATTGGGGATAGGGACTTGGATGCCACTCCTCTCAAACTAATGACAGTGGGCGACGTCCTCGCTAGCGGCACCACCCTAGAAACCAAGAAATTCGCCTCAGTCAGGGACAGAGGAAAAGACGAGGAGAGAAGGGAAGAGAGGGAACCCATAGACTCCGAGGTCTGGCATGACTCTGACGACCATCACGCTCTCATAGACAGAGTAAGAAACGAAACCCCCATTTCCACTGGAAATAGAAGGAACGCTGACATCCGTGCGTTCACTACCAGACACCCTCTCTTCCTCTCGCTCAACGGAGTCGATGCCCTCATGAATGCCAGACAGAGCGAGTTGGACAGTTACGGTCTTGAGTACCATCGAGCGGATGACAACGACAGCATGTATGGGGATGGGAGTAGGAGAGCGGCTAAACCCCTTCGCATCAAGGCTAACGTCAATCGAGCGAAGAGCATAGCACACAACCTGATTCTGTTTGAGGAGGGCAAGGTAGGCGATTTGGAGGAAAGGGAGGATGTGGGAGCGGAGGAAATGGATACCATAGGCATGCACACCACCGAGATTCACCCACCGCGCACGCGGATGGGAACACCGATAAGCACTCACTTCACTAGTGGGGCTAGAATGCACTTCTCCCCCGTTGTGAGTCCTAGTGTAGCCACCACCGTCTCCGATGATGGCACGGTCTCTGCTGGCACTGAGGTATCACCAACACCTCTGCTGAACCCATCCGACCCTAGTTACAGAGCAGTGCTAGGGGACCAAGGCTACAACACCCTACTACAGAACATGGGCAACTACCTACCTGAGCAGACGTCCTCAAACGCTGGTGAGTCAATGCAGATAGCGCAGGACATAGTCAAAGCAGACCTACCAAAGGAGATACCGCTCATCGAGCCCTACCACAAGGTGTTCGGAGTGGAGGACTTGGAGGAACTCAGCGGTTTCACGGGAGAATGGGTAGTGTCCGTATACCACGAAGGGGACCGCGTCAAGATAAAACGCAAGGGCAGTCGAGTCGATATAACCGATGAGGACAACAACAAGGTCTCCACCTTGGACAGCGTCAGAGCCTCCCTCCGTGCTCTGACTAAGAAGAACTACGTTGTCGATGCTGTGATGAACAAGGAAGGAGTGTTCGTCAACGACATACTAATCTACGATGATAGCGATGTCACTGACCTACCTACCAGAGAGAGGGTGAAACTACTCAGAGGCCAATTCGATAGCCATGAGGATGTGATAATCCCCAGCCCCCAGACGCTCAAAGTCACGGACGACACGGGATTGGAAGCAGCAGCCAAGACCCTGTTGGAAGACAACGAGGGTAGCAAGTTGCTCTTTAGAGATGCAGTCTCCACATACATGCGTGGCGAGGAGAAGCACCCCAAGTGGGCGCTTATGACCAAGTCCGACGACAATTTCCACATTCCGTTCGCTATGGAGATGGACGATGACAAGTTCATCCTACACTTCTCGGATGACATGGTCAAGTACGACATAGTTGATGATAGTCCCGTGAACCCCTTCAGCGCTATGGGCAGCCTCTCTGGTTCTGACTACAGCATCAAACTAGCCAAGAGCCTAGAGTCCTACTGGCAACCTGCATTCGATGAGATGCTCAAGGAGAAGAAGATGGAGGAGCACAACGAGATAAAGCGTAGAACTCCCAAGGAGATAGAAGACCAAAGCGCTGGTGTGATAGAGGCTAAGGACGAGGAGAAGATAATGAAGCCCACATTAGTCAAGGGCCTCCTGCTGATAGAGGCCATACTAGACCGCTTGGAGAAGGGCCACAGCAACATGCATGGACGTGGCTTTGGCTTCGATTTCGGGGCCGACGGCTCAGAGACGCCAACAGGACCGACGAGTCTGAACTCCGAGCAGTCCCTACCAGACTACGATATGAAAAAACGGCCAACTGAGGACCCGGAGAGCCCTGAGGACTACCCGAAAAGAGGTAAAAAGAAGAGCAAGAGGGAATCCGCTGACATCATATAGTATGACAATGAGTGAGATGATAGTGTGCAATCGAGACTACTACACAGACCTGATGATGAAACCATCACCCTCCTCAAGGCAGGGAATGACCTCATCGTGGCAGGATATGCAAGCGTAGAATTGGTTGACAAACAAGGAGACTTAATTACAGGCAACGCACTGAAAGACGGTTTCAGAAAATTTATGGAGGACCCAAAGTACAGAAACGTGCAATTAGCGCATTCAAATATACAAGTGGGTGAAGTGGTTCCTAGTTATACAGATAGTGAAGGGAGGTTGTGGAAAAGCGAAGTTGATGATGTCGGGATGTTTGTTGTAGTACAACTGCGTGACGACATCGAGAAAGCAAAGGAAGTCGCTGCTGAAATCAGAAAAGGAAATCTGAGAGGATTCAGCATAGGTGGACAGGCATTCAAACGAGTAAGAAAATCTGACCCCAAGCGCGGCGACTACCAAGAAATCAGCAAACTAGAACTACACGAAATCACAATCTGTGAAAAAGGAATAAACCCAGAAGCAACATTCAGGATATTAAAAGAAGACAAAGAAAAGGTGAAGAAAATGACAGAAGAAGATGTAATGAACCAGATGGGGTCGGTCCTAGAGCGACTTGAGAGCAGGCTAGAAACTATGGAGAAGGCCGCTGCTCCAGTCGAGGACGACCTTGAAAAAGGAAACTACGACATGAAGATGGACGGAAAGGATGACAAGAAAGAGGACAAGAAAGACAAGGACAAGAAAGACAAGTCTGAGGACGTCGCAGAAGATGGCGTCGAGAAGTCCGAGTACTCTGATGTCATCACTGCTGAGTACCTGAACTGGATGGAAGACACCCTAAAGAGCGCAGGTGTCGACACAGGTGCAGCACGCGACCACTTTGAGAAGGCCAACTTGGGGTCCACCCCCAAAGAGTTGGAGTCCTATGCCACTCAGAGGCACGGGCAGACCAAGAACAGGCAGCAGGAGGGTGGAAAGCCATCTGCTAACCCCGCTAAGGTCACCAAGAGCGAGTACCTCGCTCCCACTGACGTCAGCGAGGCTGACATCGAGGCAGCATACGAGGTCTACAAGGCCGCTGCCCTTGAGGAAGAGTTCAGGGGAAGCCTAGAGCACGACTTCTCCTCACGCTACGCAGCAGAGAGGGAGCAGGAGATTGCAAAGGCTGAGGCCCAAGCATTCGACGCACGAAGCCCTCTGGCTAACATCGAGAAGTCCCTCGCTGCTCTCAGCGAGAGGATTGACAGCATAGCCGCACCTGCCGAGGCTGGCGAGACCATCGCCAAGTCAGAAGCACCATCAGTAGACGTTCCTTCGACAGAAGACATGGCCAAGATGAGTTGGGACGAAGTTCACCAACTCGCTGGCAGAGTATTTGAGGGGGGTAACTGAATATGGCAAGAGATTACGTACGAACAATAACTGACATGGAGCGCTACTACTACGGCGCTGGAAACGCAATGGGATACTCCTACTCCGGTAGCGAGTTGCTCAAGGCCGACAGCCCAATGCTGTCGACCACTGGTGGTACCTACCAAGCAATCTACGGCAGGAAAGTCTGGTCGCAACTGAACCAAGAGTTCAACGCTTTCAGCATCCTACCAAAGAAGCCTTGGGACAGGTCCGGATGGAGAGTCATCACGGCTAAGCCTTCAGAGGTAGCCGGTGGCGGTGTTGCTGAGAACGCAACCCTGCCTGACACCCAGAGGCCTACCTTCCAGCACGTGGCTGCAAAGCCCAAGACGATTGCTCACACCTTCGACATGTCGGAGACTGCAATCTTCCTTGCTGACAAGGACGACGGAATGGGCGACATTCGCTCCGTCCTTAAAGAGGAGATGGGGAAGCACCACGCTGAGATGATTAACAAGATGCTCCTAACGGACGTCGACACCCCAGCATCTAACAACTTTGAGTCGCTAGACAGGGTGACTGCATCCAACGCAGACCTAGAACTCAGCAGCAACGCACACTGCTCTGCTGGTGACCTAGACATCTACTCGATTGACAGGAGCGCTTCCGCTAACAGTTGGGCAGACGCAGAGGTATCTTGCGCAAGCGACGCTCTGGCTGCTACTCAGCGAACCATGAGCCTAGACCATCTCGATGAGATGTTCCAGAAACTCTGGATTCGCGGTGGTAACCCGAAGGTCGTCCTGACTGGATACGACACTCTGATGAGACTACAGCAACTGCTACAGTCCCAGCAGAGGTTCATGGAAGAGAAGAGAGTCACTCCAACGTACAACGGTGTGAAGGGTGTGCCCGGTATGGAAGCAGGGTTCATCGTCGCAACTTACAACGGCGTGCCAATCATCCCATCCAAGGACGTCACCAAGGGTGGACCATCTAACGCAGACGGTCTTTCCAAGTTGTACTTCCTTGACACTGACTACCTATACTTCAGCACAGCGATTCCTACTCAGTACTTTGAGTCCGGTATCGAGACTGGTGACCCGTTCGCCATCAACAGGCTGGGCCAAGAGGGACTCTACCGAAGTATGGGCGAGATTTGGACCACTTTCTTCGGAGCACAGGGCAGCGTGAGGGACCTCAAGTGAGGACGGAGATAATAGGAGAAAAGAGGTGAAAAAATATGGCAGTGACATTAACACTAACAACAGGAAGCAACGGAGTAGCAACGGTAGATTTGGAATTGGACCTTTACGCAGGTACCCCAGTAGGGGACACCGAGTGGTTGAAGGGATTCGGTTCACAGTACCCCGGTGGTGGAACTGATGAGTTCGCAGCAAGCAACTCGGATGGAAACGCAACGGCTGGACTGAAACTAGTAGTCGGACGATTCACACTGACAGAGAACAACAACGTGTTCACTATCGGTGGAGATGCTAGCAAGATTATAGCATGCGTGGTTGGTACCAACGGAACAGCGGGTCAGTCTCTAGGGTATGACGGCTTCACTAGCGGTGACAGCACCCTCACTATGATTGCAGAAGGCAGCACTGGTTCTAACACCATGTGCGGCTTCATGATGATAGTCGCTTGAGGTGGGCTTTTTGCCTACCTTGACGTACTTGGGACCTTGGGGCCAGACTCCTATCAAGGAGTTGGGTACCCTACACCGTAGCCAACCAGTTGAAGTCTCAACGGACTTCGTAGACAGACTAGGCCCATTCAACCCCAAGCACTTCAGGCTTGAGGGTTACGAGGGCAAGACAGTCGATGCTGGTGGTGACGGTATCCCCGACGAGGGTTGGAGGATAGCGGACATCAAGGCTTGGATGAAGGACAATGATGTAACCATCGGCGCGGGATATAAGACCAAGAGCCGATTACTTGATATGGTAAGAGATTCTCTCAATCCTGTAGAAGAGGTCGTAGAGGTAGAAGAGACGGCCCCCGAAGCAGCAGAAGAGACACTAACGGAGTGATAAAACATGGCAACAGTAAATTTTGACAGCAGACCTACAGTGATAGGGAATAAGATGATGGTAACAGGCAGTTTCACGTCTGACAGTACCGCTCAGACGATTGATTTCAGTGGATTTCTATCGAGTATAGACTCGTTTAGTATAACTCCAGTGAAGGCTAGCGTTGTGACAGACCCTACCGCTTCGTGCATAACGACTGATTTGAAAGTGATTCTAACACTGACAAACGCAGAAGAGCACAAGTTCATGGCACTTGGTGACCGCAATTAAGGCGGTGACCTAGAATGGGAAGCGTAGTAGTTTACGGACCTTACTCCCCAAAGGAGTTTAGCACCCTTGGTGCTGAAGACGGCAATTGGAGCAACGGTACTGGCTTCACGGCTAATTCTCTAAACAAGAGACTCTACACTGATATGGAAGCAGAAGGAACCACCTTCATATCTGTGGAGCCGATTACAGTTCTTGGTAACGTATATCTGGTAGTCACAAGGTGAACCTGATGGGGTTTGACGTAGTATCATTGGATGAGGAAAGCATCTCACGGGCTCAGAAGCAGAACGTGAGAATCGACTCCCATTACAATGACGGCGTGGTTCTAGACAAGGAGCACCCATTGAAGGGTGTCACCAAAAGCCAAAGGACTCGTAACGTCGAGATAGGAGACATACTGGACATAGGCTCCGGCACAAGGTGTGTCCACTGTGGCATGCTTCACTTCCTATGGGTTGAGAATTGTAGTACGTGTCGCAAGCCCATGGAGTACAACATGGGGAAGAGGGAGGACTAGAGCATGGATGCATTCGATGAGGCATGGAGCATACTCAAGGCTAGGCCCTTCCACAGACAGAGAGTTCTACCTATAGGCTCTGACAAGCATATGAGACTACAGCAGTGGGCTAACAGGCATCCAACCACTAAACTGATGGAGGGGGATGCACGAATCCCCCACAGGGACCTATTGATGAGAAACGCAGTGCGAGACCCAGAGATGTATGGTCTGCAACTCCTCGACAATATTCCCCATCCTGATGACATGATGGAGGAAGCAGAACCAGAACAGGCACCGCCGGACCCAAGAAGGCGCACGGTGCTACCTCCAGCAGAGGGTGGTAAGCCTGAGATGCCTGATGGCCAGAAAACCTTATTTGAATTCTAGTTGAGTTGTATGATATGCCGCAAGTGTTTAGCCCCGGTGAGCCTGAGACAAGGCCGTTAGACCCGACGGCAACGGTATACACCACAGCGCAGAAGGTAGCAGACCTGCTTGAGATAGGACCGCAGGAAGCGGTGCTGATGTCCGCTAACGCAGAGACCACTGGGGTGTTCGTCACTGGTACTGACTTCAGGAACATAGGGTTCTCTACTGGCGACACCATTCTAATCTACAGCGATGCTGACCCCATGGGGTTGGAGCGCACCATCACTAGCACTACCTCCACAGCAGGTGGTGTGAAACTGTCATTTACAGGGGACATCAACCCCGGTCTCTATGAGATAGCGGACAACGGCTACGTGCAGAACCAAGCGTCCTTCACGGATGGCTTTGGTAAGAAGCACGGAATCACCAAGAGTAAGGTGGACGCAATCATAAGAAGAATGCAAGACAAGATAGACAAGTACACCCACAACGCTTGGAGGCCCTATCTAGTCACTGCTGAGTACATCAACTTCGATACCTACAAGCCGTACAGGAGAAGGTACTACACCGATTACGTGGGTACGACTCCTCTCCTCTTCAGAAACGTGCAGCAGATACTCAGGCTGGAACTGTGGCAGGGTAGCGACTATAGGGAGATAGGAGCGGCTGAGGCACGCATCACCCTACCCAATGACGTCCGTTCCTTGTCTGGCTCGATAGTGCTATCTCCCGGCAATGGTAGTGCTGCTGTCCTTACGATGGGAACTGGCACAGGGGAATGGAGAGCGGACTTCGACAAGGTCACCTCCGCCCAGAATCTCGCTGACCTCATCAACAAGGAAGATAGAGTCAGTAAGACGGCAGTTGAGTTTTCCCCAGCATTCACATTGGAGGGTAGCACAGCGAATGTGGCAGTTCACAACGAGTTCCTAGCGACAGCCAACTCGGACCACGGTACTGGTCAAGTCAAGATTACCAGCATGAGGGGAACCAAAGCAGGCGAGACTTGCAGCATAGTCACGACTGACAGCGATGTGGAGATTGCTCAGACCGATGTCTACACTGCTAAGTTCAGTAGCCTAGATACCACCATAATCAATGTCGATAGCACATCTGGTTTTGCTGATGCTGGTGTGGTAGTGGATTCCAGTGGTGACGTCTTCAGGTACACAGGCAAGACTGCTACAGCGTTCACGGGGTGTGCCATGGTAGTCGGTGGTAATTCACTCTCCGTCATCTCTGGTACACTGACTCAGCACGTGCTGAATATCGACTTGCAGGGTGGCTCGGCCTCTGGTGACAGGGGTAGGCTACGAGACTGGTGGTTGGACCCGGAGATGGGTATAATCTACTTCAACAACTCCTACCCCTTCTTTGAGTGGAATGCCATCAAAGTCGCTTACATCTACGGTGAGAGATACCTACAGCAAGCGATAGAGGATGCTTGCACCAAGATGGTAGCAGTGGAGATGCTGCTGAGTGACGATAGGAGCATCCTCATACCGGAGGGTTCGCAGAACGTGGACCTGACATCCAAGATTCAACTGTACAAGCAAGATGCTGAGAACACCCTACTGCGATACAAGGAGGTCGTCGTTTTTGGTTAGGGAGACCCCTCTGGAGAGGAGAGTCAGGGAGGAGTTCCAGCGTGAGTTGCTTGAGGAGTTCAAGACCCCTGAGACTCAGGACGAGGTAAGGCAGGTAGTCACGCAGACGCCCCCAGAAGTCAGAGAGCAGAAGTTGCAGCAGGAACTGCAAGTCAATCCCGATGAGGAGATAGCGGAGCAGAACACGGACAAGAGGATGCTCACCGAATCCCCTGAGTTAGTGCGGAGCAAACTGAGATACGATGGCGAGCACCTGCTGCCCGACTTCGACAAGTACGAGAGGAAGGACACCAGACCGACTTGGATGAGGGGTGACTGAGTATGGTAGCGACCTTCAAGGAAGCGATAGACGTCGTCATAGACCTGTACAAGGACGACTGGAACAGGGGCAACACGGACAATTACAAACCCATAGTCATAGACATAGCAGAGACCGCACCGGAGAAAGGCAAGCGTCTGAACCTAGATAGGTCTGACTATGTCCTAGTGTTTGAGACCGCACACAATGAGGAAGTGCCTGACATACTGTACGACTTCGTCACGACGAGGATAAACATCACAGTCGATATGCCC